GACGAGACGTGCAGCCACGGCGAACTCTGGACGCTGAAGCCAGGCGGCATCAGCAAGGCGAGCGGCAAGCCGTACAACGCATTCTGGGCGGCGAGCCACAAGACCCCAGACGGCTCGTACTGCAAGGACAAGCCGAGCCAGAAGTTCATTGCGTCGCAGTCGCCCGCACCGGCGAAGCCGAAGCTCGTGCCAGAAGACACTCAGAACCTAGAAGACTTGCCGTTCTAAGCGGCAGAGAAGGAGGAGGACGTGTACGTCAAAAGAAATGGCAAGTGGCAAAAGCCGCTGCCAAGCAACGACCGACGCGAACTTGAGAAGCAAGTGCGTGAGGAGTTGGCAGATGCGATTGCCAGGTGGAATCCAGACGACATCGAGAAGCGAGTCTCACTCTTTGAGGCAGTTGAGCGGTGGTACTGGGTACGGGCTGAGAATGAAGCCGAGCGAGTGACGAGAGTGGTGGCTCAAAAGTTGAGAGAAGAGTTTGAGGAGGAGGACTGAAATGAACCTTTGGATCAAGTGGTCAGCAGGAGCGCACAAGGACGCAATCATCGCCAGTCTCACCGACACGCAGTTCCGTGCGTTTGTCACGATTCTGGAGATCGCAAAGGAGATGCGCAAGGGTGGCGAGTTCCGTGACCGGCAACACCTTGCCGCAGTCATCGGGCCGCGACTGAATCGGGCAGTGCCTCGACTCGTTGCCGAGGGGCTGCTAGAGGTGTCTCAGGCTGGTGTCGTGGCTGTCTCGAACTGGTCTCGATGGCAAGTGGACGCGACGTCGGCTCAACGTCAGCAACGCGCTCGTGCGGGAAAAGTGGCTGAGTCACGGTTTGGTCACGCGCTAGAGAAGAGTAGAGAAGAGAAGAGTAGAGAAGAGAAGACTCTTACTAACGGCGTGATGAGTATTGGCGAGATTATTGCGAAGGGGGGACGACGATGACGGAGCAGAAACTGCTAGAGCATCTCAAGGCAACGAGTGTGCCAAACCTTGAGCGGATGGAATACGGCTTTAGCCACTGGGACTGCACGTCGTGGTACCCAGTCGGCTTGGGCAGAGTGGACTTCATTCTTGAACTGAAGTGCCGAGAAACCCACTACCCAGAGCTGCTCATTGAGCAGGCGAAGTACGACTGGCTCATTGAGGAGGCTGGGAAGCGGTCAGCGCGTCCGGCGTACATCAACAGCACGCCTGAGGGCATCTACGCCTGGGACTTGTATCGAGTGCGGGAGCCGCACTGGGAGCCGCGCCTAATGCCAGCCACGACGGAGTTTGAGAACACGGAGCGGATCGTCAAGGTGGTCGGCTTCTTGCCAATCGCCGATGCGATCCAACTGCCGTGAGGTCGCTGGCGATTCTTGGGCCGCAAGGGAGCGGCAAGTCCACAATCGCGTCGCTCTTTGTGGAGCATCGTGAGTACCGTCGGCACGGCATCGCGGACGCCATCAAGCACATTGCGGCGATGGCGTACAACGACCTCGGCAAGAGCGAGGTCCTGACCGTGAGCCGCAACTTCGGCGACAGCACCCTGACCGGCAGGGAACTGTTGCAGGACATTGGTGCGGCAATGCGGGGCGTGGACACGCACTTCTGGCTCAGGGTCTGGCGCAAGGACTACTTCGAGCTGAAGCGGATCGGCTTCGGCGTGGTCGTGGATGACGTGCGGCTGGATGCTGAGGTGCAGTATCTGCGAGCCATTGACCCAGACATCTTCATCGTTCGGCTGACAGCCTCGGAGGAGGTCAGGCGCGAGAGGGTGGGCGGCAACCTATACGGAGCCGCTGACATCACGGAAAGGGGCTGGACAGATAGCAGGGCAGACCTTACGGTGGATACGACGAGACTGTCGCCTGAGGACGCCTACCGCGTCATCACCGACAAGATGGAGGAGGTCTAATGTTCAAGGAGTTGGAGATTCTTGCAGCACAGGCTGGCTACCGATTCGCCGAGGCCGTGAAGGACGGCGACAAGTGGCACGTCATCCTTGACGATGAGGACGGCGAGATCACCTTCACTGGCGCAACCGTCCAAGAGGCGGTTGAGCGGGCGACGGAGCAACTCGTCCGCAGCTTGAGCAACATCGGTCACTGACGTGTGGGATAGCGTTGGTCTCGTGATCGCAGGGCTGCAACTCTTCTTCGCGTTGATCGTCGGGCTATCGCTGCCGGTGGCGGCTAGACGTGGCGGTGCGGCAGCGGGTACCATCTTCTTGATCTTGGCGTTCGCCACGGTCATCTGGATCGTAAGGAGTGTGCTATGGCAGCAGTAAAGGCGCAGCGAGGTGGACCTCGCAAGGAGCCTGTCTTCGCAGCAACGAGCTGCGGCGCGTGCAGCGGCACCCTGAACACGCTCAAGGAGTCGTGGCGCGTGAAGGTCATCACCTTCGTCGCCAACAAGCGCAACACCCGCTTCGCCTGGTATCACCGAGCCTGCGTCAAATGATTCGCGTTGAGCGAGCCGCACCATTCCTTGACGACAAGGTGGTCGCGGTGCAAGAGGGCGCCGATGCGTGGTGCGAGGAGCCTGGCTTCTCTGGCCGCGTCTGGTGCAACCTCTCAATGCGCTACGCCGACGCCATCGCGCCTGACGGCTGGTTCTTTCTGTACGAAGGGATCGGCAACCGCAAGACCAACGCCGACCTGATCAAGCACGGCGTGATGCAGATTCAAGTCGCACGCTTCACGCTTAGCGACGGTGGCTCTGCAGTCTTGGCGAGACTCATCTGATGGGCTACTTCAAGGACGAAGCCACCAAGAAGATGATTGACCCAGCCAAGAGCCGCAAGGGGAAGAACAGCCGCGCTCGTGGCAATGCGTTTGAGCGCGAGGTTGCCAAGCGCCTGCTCGGTCAGCGCGTCGGGCAGTTCGGCGGCAAGCAAGACGTTGCCAACGATTGGCTCGCCGTGCAGTGCAAGGTGGGCGGCAGCTTCAGCGAGCGCCAGTGGGATTGGTTGCAGACCGTGCCGGTCAAGAGCGACCAGTTGCGTGGCTTGGTGATCGGTGACAGCCCAGGCGTTGGCGGCGGCCGTCGTCGCGCCGTGATCATCCTTGACCTTGACGACTTCTGCGATTGGTTCGTAGCAGCGGAGCCGCCTGAGTGATCAGGAGTCGGAGCGTCTGGCTCTCGGCGCTCACGATGCTCATCACCGCTGCGATCATCTTTGCCTTCCCAAGCGCGCCTGACGCACCACTGCGCGATTCGTTCAAGCCAGAGTCAACCCCTGTCGCTGAGTCGCTCGTCCTGTCCGTGAAGGGCAAGGCAACGTGGTTTGACGCCACTAAGAACAATGCGTGGTACACGCGAGGCGACAAGCCGACGCTCTTCTACGCAGCTGCGGGTCCAGCCCTTCGCAAGATCAAAGACTTCCGTTGGGGCAAGAAGCCGTACCGCATCATCGTGGAGAACCTCAAGAACGGCAAGGCAATCGTGGCGTGGGTGGTGGACTGGTGCCAATGCCGAGGGCAGAAGAACAACGACAAGCTGGTGGACCTCAGCCCTGCCGCGTTCACCGCGCTCGGCGTGGACTTGAATAGTGGAGTGCAAAGGGTTAGAGTCACAGTCCTGCCGTAGCAGGAGAGGGAGGACAAGTGTTCACAGTCCGCAGCATTCGTGGCGACTGGATGAGGATCGTCGCCAAGCACGCCTTCCCGCATAAATCCACGCGCGGCCGCATCGAGGCACTTGCCGAGGCGCTGAAGATCAGCCGGCGCAGCGCCTACGCCTACGTCGCAGAAGAGCGCCGCGTCCCAGAGGACGTTGAGCAGCGGTTCATCAACCTGTTCGGTGAGGTGGCAGAGGACGGCTGGCGCACCGTGGACCTGTATCGCATCCGCACCGTGCAAGAAACCAAGAAGGCGCCGCGACCAGCGATCAGCCGCGAGAAGACAGTCGAGGGAAGGCTGACGTGGATTGACCAAGCGATGCGGAGCAGCAGCATCCTGAGCCAAGACCTACTCGGACACGTTCTCGGCTGGGAGCGCAACAACATCACCTACGGACAGATCGCAATGGTTGAGGACGGACTGGACGAGCAAGAAGCGCGCGCCAAGCATCCGAACAACTTTGACGTGAAGGCGATGGCTGATGACGTGGTGGCAGTCTGCAAGGCGTGTGGTCTGATCGGCGCCATTGACGCGCAGATCAAAGAGGTGAACGGAATGGTCTTTCGCGTGACGTGCCGCACCAACTCCTACAAGATCAGCGAATGAGTCTCGGAGACTTTGACCGAGAGTTCAGGAGCAAGTTGGGCGAGGATCGCCGCTGGCCAGCCTTCAAGGTGATCGCCTACTACCTGCTCGCCAAGCAAGAGCCAGTTCACATTGCAGAGACTGGCTGCGCTCGCCAAGCGGATAACTGGAACGGCGATGGGCAAAGCACGCAGGTCTGGAACTGGATCATCGAGCGCACCGGCGGCAGCCTGATCTCCTTTGACATCAACCCAGGCGCCGTGGCATACGCCAAGAGCGTCGCGCCACTTGCAGACGTGCAGTGCATTGACTCCGTGCAGGGGTTGCGGATGATCCCGCACCCTGAGCAGTTGGACTTCCTGTATCTGGATTCGTATGACGTGACCCCAGGCATTGAGTCGCCAACCCATCACCTTGCTGAACTGACCAGCATCTACCCACGACTGCCGTCTGGATGCCTGATTGCTGTGGATGACTGCAAGATCAACGGCAACGGCAAGGACCGCTTCGTGAAGGCGTGGCTGAGAAGCCTCGGCGTTGAGCCAATCCAAGACTCCTATGTGACTGTGTGGCGCAAGCCGTAGACTAGGCGGACGCCGCGCTTGCGCGGCTCAAGCCTGCCGGTGGAGTCCTCCCATCGGCAGGCGACCAACTTGAGGACTGGAGGACACGTGGCAGCCAAGCAACCGACGCCCGACAAGTACGACGCGCTCGATGCGTATGTCGCCGAGTTGCAGGTCGCAATGAACGTCACCTACTGGAAGATCACCGTGGCTCGTGATGCCTCAGACGTTGAGGCGTGGGCCGACATCAACCCTCACGCACAGGCTGAGACTGCCGAACTGCGCGTAAGCCACGACTTCTGGAAGCAGACGCCAGAACTTCAGCGCGAGGTGTTGACGCACGAGATGCTGCACGTCGTGACAGCCAGACTCGATCAGACCGTTGAGGCGATGGAGGAAGCGTTCGGCAAGATCGCGTGGGCCATCTATGACCCGCTCTACGAAGATGCGACTGAGCGCGTGGTGGACCACTTGGCGAAGGTCATTGCGCCTGGGCTGCCACTCCCAGAGTTCCCGAAGGCGTGACCTTCCAGCGACCCTGCCTTGACTGCGGCGTGCTGACGATGGTGGGCAACCGATGCCAGACGCATCGAGCTGCGGCGCAGAGCCGGTGGAAGGAAGGCAGACCCAACCCATACCTTGACCCTGCGTGGAAGAAACTGAGCAGCCAGATCAGGAGCAAGCGTCCGTGGTGTGAAGTCTGCGGCAAGACCAGCGACCTGACCGTGGACCACCTTGACCCACTCAGCAAGGGCGGTCCGCTACTAGCGCCAGAGCACAGGCTTCGGGTACTATGCAGAACGTGCCACGGTCGTGCGACCAAGCACAAGTAGGAGCAGAGGAGAGGACAGATGAGCCGCATCGCTTGGTATTCCAACGCTTGTCACATCCCTTCGGGCTATGGGATGCAGACCGCGCAGGTCGTTCACCAGATGGTTCAGGACGGACACGAGGTTGCCATCAGCGCCAACCACGGTGCGGCCGTGATGATGAACTGCTCACACGGTCACCCGATCTTCCCAGAGGGACTGATCCGCTACTCGCTTGACGCAGCGCCTGAGAACATCAAGGCGTGGGTTGGCGATCAGCCAGGCTTCGGCGTGATTCTCTTTGACCTCTGGCCGCTGAACGGCGTTGAGGCATTCAAGGAACTAAACCTCGCCTGCTGGACACCCATTGACCACGACCCAGTGCCGCCTGGCGTTGCCAAGTTCGCACTGGAAGGCAAGCACCACGTCATTGCGATGAGCCGCTTCGGTGAGGACAGACTCCTGAAGGCTGGCGTGCCAAGAGAGGAACTGACCTACATCCCGCACGCCATTGACCGCGCTGTCTTCTACGACCGAGGCAAGGGCGCACGACAGGCAATGGGCATCCCAGAGGACGCCTTCCTCGTCGTGACCAATGCAGCCAATCGTGGACGCATCCCAGTCCGCAAGGCGTTCGGTGAGATGGCTGACGCAATGGCAACCTTTATGCGCGACCGACCTGACGTCTACTGGATGATCCATACGGAGCCGAACGGACACAGCGAAGGCGTGAACATCCCGCGCTTGGTCGGGTCGCTTGGCATTGACCAGCAGCGCGTGCGCTATCCACACCCAGTCCACTTCCGCAACGGCATCCCGCAGGACGCCATCGCGCAAATGTATTCAGCCGCTGACGTGCAGCTACTCACCTCGATGGGCGAAGGCTTCGGCATCCCTGCAGTGGAGAGCCAAGCGTGCGGCACTCCAGTGATCGTCTCTGACTTCAGCGCACAGCCTGAGTTGATCGGGCCGCACTGCAAGACAGTCCCAGTCCAGCGCGTGTGGGATGAGTTCCAGACATCCTTCTTCGCAATCCCGAACGTGTCTGCTATCGCCACTGCGCTGCAGGAAGTCTACGAAGACACGAAGGGGGGGCGGGTAGACAGGGGGGCGGTCTCCGCTGCGATGGAACGCTACGACCAGGTGAAGGTCTACGCCGCTGACTGGAAGCCGCTCATCGAGCTGATGACCGCGCGCAAGAAGCCGAGCGCAGCACCGACCCCGAACCGCGCGCAGCGTCGCGCATCCCGAACAAAGTAGAACACCTGTCCTAATGGGAGGGGCGTTCGTTATTCTGCCGCCACGAGGCGGTCAGGTATCCAGCGCCGAGTGCTGCGCAGGCGCAGGCAGGTTAGGCTAGGGGGGCTTTATGTCAGGACCACCCAAGACTCCAAATGAAATCAAAGCCAAGCGCGGCACGTTGAAGCCGAGTCGGGCCGTCGTTGTGCAGCTCGCAAACAGCCTGCCTCGTGCGTCCGAACTGGGCGTGCCGGACGGTTTGGGACCGATCGCAACCGAGGCGTGGCACCGCATCGTGGAATACGCAGGCGCCTGGATCGCGGTCAGCGACCGAGACGCGCTGACGATGCTGGTCAAAGACATCGAGTTCCTCGCTGGTCTTGAGGCTCGGCTCTCAACCGATGGTCCAGTCCTCTATACCGACAAGGGCTATGCTTACGCTCACCCAGCGGCGGGGATGAGGACAAGCGCAGAGGAGAGTATTCGCAAGTGGATGAATCACCTCGGACTGACTCCAGCCGA